CGACATAGAGTGTACCGTTCGTTTCAATTTGAACTCTGATTTTATTATCCGAGAGTAAATTGATAGCCGGAACTATATTCTGACGGAAGGGTTCACCCCCTGTAATAATGACTAAGGGTTTCCGACGCGATTCAGGAATCTTTTGTTGAATTAAGATAAGTATTTCATCGGGTGTGAGTTGTGCCCTTTTAGATGTATATTCTGTATCGCATTCAGGACATTGAAGATTACATCCGGTCAAACGTAAGAAAACAGCCGGTTGACCAGCATAAGGACCTTCACCTTGAATGGTATCGAAGATACTGTGGACACCTAAAACGCCATCTGATCTTAAAGAGGCAATTTCTCTAGGTTGAGTATTCATACAGACAACTTCCTGTCTGTTAGATACTCGTAGAGTTTTTGAACTCTATTTACACTTGGGTCATTGATTTCTCCATATATGAACTTTCTAAGCCAATAGAAAGTGATACCGGTTGTGTGAGCAATGGTAGGGAGATTAACATTTCTTTCCTTCAATAATCGCATAGTTTCGATCATCAAAGTACCACGAGGGACAGCCATTCACAAGCTCCTATAGTAGGATCCTAATATTATACCTTCACATAGTATCACACAAATGATTTAATGAACACGGGTCTTAGAAGCCTCTGATTCTGTGCCGCAAATAATAGTACCATGATCCAAAAAATTGTGGTAGTATTAGCTTCAATATGGATATTCCACAGATGGTGCTTCTCACCGAATGGTACAAGTTACGAAAAGTCATAGATGAAGGTAAGTTAAAGATGGCTCCATATATCTTACGAGAAATGGATGTCAGAAAGCTTATCATTGCTTCGGTTTTTGCCAATCAGATTGAGGGTACACATTATACCCCCCTGGAAAGCGGGTACAGTCTTAAAGGTGTTCTGAAATTAGATCGTCAAATAGACGAGGCTGCTTTGCCAGCTGTTATAGAAATCCTTCAAAAAGAAAAAGTCAATACAGATGCATTAATCAAACATGAACCGTCACTGGTAGTCAAATTCTATAAAGAAATGCAGAAAGACTATCGTGATATCATGGATCAAGCTCTTATTACTAAGCCGGCCGCTCCAACACTAGAGATCGTACCCCCCAAAGCCAAAAAATAGGTATATAGTTAGCTCCTATGACAGTCAAGGTAATCACAACAGATCAGATATCGGCTAGCGCCGGGGTTAAATGTCTAGTGTTTGGAGGTTCTGGGATTGGAAAGACTGTTCTCTGTGGAACAGCTCCAAATCCTATTATTCTTTCAGGTGAAAAAGGTCTTCTATCCTTGAGGAAGAAGAAAACACCTGCTATCGAATTTACGAATGTTATAGAACTCAATGAAGCATTTTCGTGGGTAACGAGTTCTAAGGAAGCAAATCAGTATTGGACTGTATGCTTAGATTCTGTTACCGAAGTAGCTGAAGTCGTTTTGGCTCATTTAATCAAGACTGTAGGAAAGACTGATCCTAGAAAAGCTTATGGTGAATTAATTCCTGTGATGTCTACGATTATTCGTCAATTTCGTGACATTCCAAATAAGCACGTCTGTGTTATCGCTAAGGCCGAAGCATTCAAGGATGAATTAAGTGGAATGACTCTATTTGGACCATCGATGCCTGGTAAGCAACTTGGTCCGGGACTTCCTTATTTCTTTGATGAAGTCTTTGCACTTCGCATGGGAGGAACAAATCAACAGACATATAGATATATTCAGACTCAACCGGACCTACAGTATACAGCTAAAGACCGTTCTGGTGAACTCGCTATAATGGAGCCACCCGACCTTAATCAGATCTTTACAAAAATCCTTGCTGGATGATGGGTTATATCAGGTCACTACTGCTTATCTATGTGCTGGTTTCGTAGTAGAACAAAGTCGTATAACCGCATGTGCACCAATACTTCGAAAACGAATCGAATATTGGTTGGAACATGCTCAACTCGTAACAAAGGGAAACAATAGAATGGCAACATTGGATTTCGACGCAACAAACGTCCCCGTCGCAGAAGCTCTCGAGCCAATTCCGGCTGGTTGGGTTATCGCGAAGATTACTGAATCGGAGCATAAGCCGAATTCAAAGAACGATGGAGCTTTTCTCGCACTGGTTCTCGAGATCGTTACTGGTCCTTTCGCTGGTCGTAAGCTGTTTGACCGTCTCAATCTGCAGAATCCCAATACACAGGCGGTTGAGATTGCTTACAAGACGTTGTCGGCTATTGCACACGCCGTCAATGTTATCCAGGTCAAGGATTCACAGCAGCTTCACAACCTTCCGATGCAGGTGAAGGTTTCACTGAAGCCGGCCGGTCCTGGTAACGACGGCAAGATGTACGATGCCCAGAATGAGATTAAGGGTTATAAGCCTCTTGATCCCGTGACTGGTACTAACGCGCCTGGTGTTTCAGGTCCGCCTGGTGTCAGTGCTGCTAAGCCAGGATGGACACCCCCCACCCCCGCCGTTAATGGTAATGGCGCTCCGCCGGCTTCCCCTCCGTGGGCTGGAACCGCCCCTGTGGCTACCCCACCACCCGCACTGGCTATTCCGGCAGTTGCTCCTGCTCCCCCGCCGGTTGCACTTCCTCCTGTTCCGCCAGCACCGCCCCCCGCAGTCGTGGCAGCACCGCCTCCCACGACTTACGCGGTTGGTCAGATCGTGAATGGTCATCGTTTTACCGGAACAGCTTGGGAGCCCTTGCCCCCTGAAGCTACTCCGCCTCCTGCTGGTCCCCCGAATGGTGGAACCCCTCCGTGGGCTCGTCCGGCCGGAACGTAATCCAATAAATTGACGGTGGGGCGGGGGAAGGGAGATGGTTTGAGTCAATTCCAATCCCCCGATAAATCGTTTCTACAATCCATCAAGTGGGTCGATCCACCGTCAGTCTTAACCCGTATGGCCATGGTCCATAACTGGGTTGACATAGTCCGGTAACTTTTCCGGACCCCTGCCGTCGGTTAAGACGGTTTAATGCCTTCGGGCTTAATAAACTGACTTAAACAGGGTGCTCAGAACAGTCCGACCAAAAGTAGGCATAACAGAGCCGAAAACTGGACGCCTTTCTAAGGCACTAACTGAACCACTCCCTGATTGTCTTGTCGTAGCGGTACTGAATCAAATTGACGTAGCTACTAAACCAGCCAAGGACCGTATAATACGTGAGTTGGCTAAGAGTGGTGATGCTACGACAGTCGGGTAGCCTGATCCCGACATTCTCTTACTAGAATGAGATAAATGTCTTTAATTAACATGACCAAGCCTGTTTTGGCCACAAAGACAATCAAGGCTATAAATGACGCATTAGAATTAGATCAAGGAAGGAAATTTAGAGGTCTACTTCGTACTACGATGCCTCTTGCCGAAGATGCTTATGACGATAAACCCGATGCCGGTTATCGTACTCATCTTGGTGCTTCAATTATAGGACGGGATTGTCCTCGAGAACTTTGGTATTCTTTTCATTGGGCGACACGAGCACGTCACCAGGGAAGGATACTTAGATTATTTAATCGTGGTCATTTAGAAGAACCTCGGTTCGTAGCTTTATTAAGGATGATAAATTATGAAGTTTGGCAGTTCGATGAAACGGGTAAGCAATTCCGAATTAGTGCCTTTGATGGTCATTTTGGTGGCAGCTTGGATTGTGTTTTGCGGGGTTGCCTTGATTACGAGCCTACTCTTCCCATCTTAGGTGAATTTAAGACTCACGGTGAAAAGTCGTATGAAAAGTTAGTCAAAGATGGTGTTCGTATATCAAAATTTGAACATTATATTCAGCAACAGATCTACATGGGCGGGTACAACCTTCCGGCTTCTTTATATCTGGCTGTGAATAAAAATACAGATGATATCTACGGTGAAATAATCACCTTTGATTTAGAACAATATACTAAGTTCTATGAACGTGCCGGTAAGATCATTAATGCTACGGAACCACCTCCTAAGATTAGTGAAAATCCAGGATGGTATAAGTGTCGATTTTGCGAACATAGACCTCTCTGCCATTTAAGTGCACCTTCCGTCTATAATTGTAGAACTTGTGCTTTTTCCCAAGTAATCAAATTAGATTGGAACTGTCAACTTCATCACATGAAATTGACTAAAGAGAAACAAATCGAAGGTTGTTCCTCTTACACATCCATTCCAAAAATGTAGGGGGTCGTGGCGAAATAGGTAGACGCTGCGGACTTAAAATCCGCCGAGTGCAAACTCATGTGGGTTCGATTCCCACCGGCCCCACTTCATAATCAACGGAGGTAGTATGAGAAGATTCAAGAAGAAGCCAATCGTTATTGAAGCTGTGCAGTTCACTGGGCATAGTGTCTCCAATTTTGAAGAGATCGAAGCATTTGTTGGTGGCGATCTCGGTAAAGATGAAAAAGGTGGTATGGTGATAGCTACTTTAGAAGGTGCACTACATATCTCCTCCGGTGATTGGATTATCAAAGGTGTAAGAGGTGAGTTTTATCCATGTAAACCCGACATCTTTGTTGCGACTTATGAGGAGGTGCTGTAGGAGATAGTAATGTTCGTACTTCGTGATTATCAACGTGCTGCTGTCGATTCTATATTCACATATTTTGATAAAGGGGGAGGTAATCCACTCGTAGGTATGCCTACGGGGACAGGCAAAAGCCTTGTTCTTTCACAATTCATAAAAGAAGCTTATCAGAAATATCCTGGTCAGAGGATCATTAAACTGACACATGTCAAAGAGTTAATCGAACAGAATTATAAGACGTTACTCAATATTTGGCCTTCGGCCCCAGCTGGAATATTCTCCGCGGGGTTAGGTCAAAAAGAGACGTGCTTCCCAATTACATTCGCAGGAATCGCGTCCATTGTCAAGATGCCCCGTGTTTTCGGGCATATCGATTTAGTTTTGATTGATGAAGCTCATCTTGTCTCTACAAAGCACGATACGATGTATCAACTCTTCCTAGCTAAACTCCGGGAGGTCAATCCCTATCTACGGGTGATAGGTTTTACTGCTACGCACTTCCGTGTTGGTCAAGGTCTACTAACTCAGAACGGTGGTTTATTCAACGACGTTTGTTTTGATCTTACAACGTATGAATCTTTTAATTGGCTCCTTGAACAAGGTTATCTCTGTCCCCTCATTCCCAAAAAGACGAGGATTGAATTACCTGTCGATGGAGTTAGAATCCAAGGTGGTGAATATGTTCAAAAGGATTTACAAGAAGCTGTCGACCAAAACGACATCACATACGGAACACTCAAAGAAACAATTGAGTTGTCCACAGATAGAGATCACTGGCTCGTGTTCGCATCCGGAATTAACCATGTGCTACACGTCCGTGATGCCCTCATCGATCTTGGAATTAATGCAACTTGCGTCCATTCTAAAATGGGAACTGCCGAAAGAGACGATAACATACGCGGTTTCAAGTCCGGTAAATATAGGGCAATGGTGAACAATGGCATCCTTACTACAGGATTTGACTTCCCAGCGATTGACCTTATCTGTATGCTTAGACCCACGAGGTCTCCAGGACTCTGGGTTCAAATGCTTGGTAGAGGAACTCGTCCAATCTACGTTGGAGAATTTGATCTCACGACAGCCTTTGGCAGACTGGCAGCTCAAGCTGCTGGACCAAAGCGGGAATGTCTTGTACTCGATTTCGCGGGTAACACTCGTAGACTCGGACCTATCAACGACCCTGTAATTCCAAAAGCTAAAGGTGCTGGTGGCGGTGGTACGGCTCCGATTAAACTCTGTGAAGTATGTGGAACGTATAACCATGCTAGCGTAAGATTTTGTGTCTTCTGTAAGAATGAATTTATCAAACATCTTAATCTCGATACCACGGCTTCAACAGATGAATTAATCAAGACAAATAAACCTGTAATAGAACTATTTCAAGTTGATAGAGTTATATTCAATGAACATAATAAAAAGCTTTCAAAATTCGGAGAAAATGCGCCTAATAAGCCACCTTCACTTAGAGTTAGTTACTATTGTGGTCTACGACTATTTGAAGAATGGATATGCTTAGAACATAAAGGGTTCCCACTCCATAAAGCACATAGCTGGTGGCGCCGTATGAGTAAAGCTTATGAATGGGCTATGAAACAGATAGACCTTAATGTTAATATTCAAGACCCTCAAGTTCAATACGCTCTAAGTTTGCCTCAGTCAGTATCTGTGGCCATAACAAGGCATAGCGAATTAAAAACTCCTTCTCATATCAAAGTTCATATTAATAGACCTCACCCGGAGATAGTTGATTATGAATTCAGAAATGAAGCCTACCTCAAATCCGGTACATCTTGATTTTACATGTAGCTTATGTAAACAGGTTCATCTTCCTGAGATAGACTGTCCTATCTATGCTCAGCGTTATGAATGTATTAAAAAATGTGAACCTCTTATTGATCAATATCCATTTTGGGATTATTGCCCCAGGTGCGGTGAAAGAATTGGAATATGATGAATAATGATCAGTATATCTTAAAACTCAATAAGCTATTGAACGAAACTCGTACAGCATTGAAAGCTTTATTAGATGCTTCCAGTGCAACACATGCAGGAGTATCTTCTGGTCATTTCGGTGTAACCTGTCCAGAATGTACTTTATGCGAAACAGCTATATCAATCGGATACGCAGTATTGGCTAAAGAGATAACTGAAGTATATAAGCCAAATGATTGTACTTGTCGAGTTGTTCCAAGAGTACAAGCAAGTCCTGTATGTCCAATTCACGGTGTAAAATGAATGAATCACCACCTAAAGATTGGCTACGTGATTATACGAAGAATATGCAAACAGCTTTAGTCGATGTTGGGTTTTGGCATACTTGCTTAAATTGTAAGCACTTCACGATTCGTGGGTCGACAACACCTCACTGTTTGAAATGGGATCAAACACCCCCACCAGAAGTGATCGTGTTCTCGTGTGTTGTAGAGTGGGAGCCAACGACCCCCTTTTAGGGTACTTGTAGATCAAATATCTTCAAGTGTACCTTATATTACACGTTGAAGGAAGGACGTGTTCAAAGGGGTGTATATGTTGATCACACAATTGGATGTAGCAAGTAAGCGTATTGTCGATGTAATTTATCACGATGAAGAGAATAAGGATGCCGGATTACTTGAATATCAGGTTTTTTACGAGAATCTAACTGGTCAACACCTTGAAGCTACTACAGTCGAAGAAGCCAGACTTGCTTGTGTCGACGTTGTAAATAACGGTCACACGAAAATCAAGAGACATCTTTCGATTGTTGAAAAAGAGGCCTATATTCGTCCACCTTGGTTGAAAGAGGATGGTACACCGACCGCTGAACATGTTCAAGGTCCGGAACCGATTGGTCCCGATCCTCGAGACTTTAACGAACACCTTCCAAATCAGGAACTTGGCCCCGTTGGCAAGGCCAGGTTAATTTTCGAAAAAATGTGGGGGTCGCCTCGTAAAGATATCATGGAAGCTTGTACCAAAGCGGGAATCAAACTTTCAACAGCTTCAACACAATACCAACATTTCAAGAAGGCAAAGGAAACAGAGGCTAACGACACACGTAACCCGGCAACCGGGATGCCTCAGTTGGCTCCAGGGGTCCAGGTAGGGTCTGCTCCCGCGCAACACGGGGCGACGGCGGACGAGGGGACACCGCAAACCCCCGAGGAAACACCCCCAAAAGCCTAAGTGTTTGGCCTTTCACTGGAACGTATATAGATAGTAAGCCCTATCCAGGTTGGCAAGTCAAGCGTAAAAAACAAAAGGAACGCCGGGCAAAGAAAGCCAAGCATTAGGAAAATCAGGGCATTAAAAAAGGCCTAGGACTCAAAGCATCGAGTTCTAGGCCTTTTTCTATTTGTGATCTTCGTTGTAATGGTTCCGAAGTTCACGTAGTGCTTCAGAGATACTTTGACCGATACCGTCCACCCTTATCGATAAGGACTTAAATTCTTTTCGACTAGGTGGTAATCGATCTAATATCCACTTCCACCACTTTTTTATCATTCAGCCTTCTTTTGATCTTCCCAACTCTTCTGAGTTGGGAACGATGTTGCTAAGTGGTGCATCCGTGCGTGAACAAGTACACGTTCTGGATCGATATCTTTTTCCTCTCCAGCGTGTAAGAGACAAGAGATTATATCCGTTATTACAAACTCCAATGGAGTTTCTTCGGGTAATTTAGATTCTTTCTTATAGTCCCGAATGTAACCCATCACAGATTCAGCCCGTTGTTTATTGGTCATATATCATTCTCGAACTCAGCCGCCGCATCACCGGCTAAGTCGTTTTCTCTGATCCAGCCTTTAACCAAAGTCCAGGCTATATCCTCAGGAAGAGAATCTAATGCTGCCTGTGCAACTTGAATTGTATCTTCCTGAGTAAGTTGGTCAATGAACTCTTTAATATTGGACATTGTGTTCCTCCTTGAACCCCGACCGGGGCTAGATTACCAAGGTCAAGGTCCGGCAAATTCAGATGGCCATCGTAAACGTTGTTCGTGTCCACATACAGGACAAAGGTGCGCTTTATATTTCTCTTCTGGCGTAAGAAGTGCAGCTCCATCGTGTTCCCACAGTTTCAGACAATCAGGACATTGATGAGCATGAAAGTCTGACTTCACCCGTCGTTGAGTAGCAGACACGTTATTCCCCCCTACGTGATATGCTTGTTCACTACTTTTGAAGTTCGTCACTCTCCTTGACGTGTTTTAACATCTTAATAGCCAATGCTTCAGCTTGCATTAGAGTAGCAAGCACAGTTACTTCATCTGGTTGGCCGTAAAGATCCCGCATTGTGTGCATCACGTAAAAGCTAGTTAGTAAATACATTCTTATTCTTACATTTTGTTCCTCCTGGGTTGTTCCTACGAATTCCATAACTAGAGTATTTGCCCTTTCAAGAGCTTGATACCACATATCGGTCTTTTCCATTTATACCTTTCCTACGACTTGTGAACCCTTCACTTTCATGTTTTCGTATACTTCTGCAGCATACTGCTTTACATCGTCTTTTGTTTCCGGGTCCAAGCGTTCCCACATCAACATTGCTGCGGCAGTTATTGCAATAGATTCAAATAAGAATCTTTCAGTATCATCTTTACAAACTGATGCAGTTTTAAGTTGAATATCGTTGATGAATTCGGCTGTGAGTCGCCCGGCTTTATTTAATTCTTCAAGAGTCATTCTTTCTCCTCTACATCCCATACATGACTTAGATGAAGGAATGGTTTCGCATTACCCCAAGTTCTTGATATAACTTTGAACAAATGAAGACCAGCTCCAACACCGGTCGTTGGTGCTAGTTCTGGATAATATATCATATCTCCTATAGCCGGAACTTCCGGCAATCTAATCATTCCTTCAAGGGGATCAATACCACGTTCAGATGGAACGTATACATCTATTTTGATATTAAGCATAAATGATATAAATCTGTTCGCCTTCTTTCCATCCCTTTTTTCTAGCGAACCGTATTGTTGACCACGTTCCTGATTTAAGCGGTTCCCCCTTTAAGCGAATCTCTTCTTCGGATTCTTTTGGAGTTGCTATTAAATAGTTTGATTGATTAACAATGATCTTATTTCGAACTAGAGGTGGTAGAACTTCATAGCCATAGTCACTGGCTGGACAGTAAGCTCTTTTTCCAATGATATTAGTGGGGTGAGCTATGACCCAATATCCCGCCCACTTAGCTGTACGAGCTGCTTGATCGTCAGACCCGATACAATCTCCGTGACGGAAAACAGGTCTATAACCTAGATAGACAAGCTTAGGATATATGTCCACAATGAAGGTTTGAAAACGCTCCATCTGAGAGCCATTCATACCTTCTTGTGTGCCTGTAAAGCCGAAACAGTAATCGAGTTTCATTTTTACCTACGGCTTCCACATTTCTTTGATGTTGAGTCGAGTCCAATCCAATTCGAGAACTGAGAACGCTTTACGTATATGATCAGAAAAATGTGATGTACCACTAAAACTTGATCTATCAATTACAAAAGATGCCCGATCTTTATTAACGACAGCTCCTATAGGGTCCTCATTTAGAATCGGCCCTAAAGCATAATAACGAACAACGCCTGTTGTCGCATTTTTGCTATAATCATTACCGTCATCCGGTCCTCGTAATGCGGTCAATACGTCCCACAGTTTCTTTTTTTCATAGAAATCAATATTCTTATCTTCAAAGAACTTTTGAATAACAAACAAAGCTTCATGCATCGTCTGAGGATCGTTCATTTGTCTTCCTTAACTGTGATTATGAACTTGTGACCAAGAATTTGAATCCTAACTGACGTTTCTTGAGTTTTTGAATCAAACACCCACGGTTCATTTGAAACTATCTGTTGATTTGTAATAAGAGAACTAATGATAGATTTTATCAGAATCGTAGCAGGTTTCATGTTCATTTCACGCTCAATTGCTGCTCCAAGCCTGTGGCCAACATATGAAAGAAGGCTATATCATCATCTGAAAAGTTACTTATGATTGGATGAGGATTTCTAAGAAAGTTCATCAGTGATTTTATATTTACTCTACTGACATTTTCGATATGAATATCGTAAGGCGGAAAAGGGTCTCGAGGTGTGAGTGTAATCTTCATATTCTTAACTCTTTTTGTGTTTGAAGATTAGGATTCGGGTTGTTGCACTCTTAGAAAGGACTGGTCTTTCCAAGATATCAATCACATACTTACAATCTGGATTCGGACACTGTATTGCATGAGGAATAGATTTGATTATTGTTTGTACGATAAAACCTAGCTCCTTTTGGCAGTGTGGGCATGTGACAAGAACACATCCGCATTTTGGACAGGTCATTAATCCTCGACAACTTCGCATTGACAATCATTACCGTAGAAACCAGATGGTCTTCCTGGCCTATGAGGCCATTCTATCCATGCATAACGATCGTCTTGAACATCAATCCTAGTAATTGTTCCTATCTTAGTAGGATCAGCAAGGCTTCGAATTCGCATTCCCACTTTAATTTCAGTCTCCGGATAATCACAGATCCTCATTTAATCCTCCGGAATTTGAAGTGATGCTAATACTTCTGAATCTTCTACTAAATCATCTAATTCTTCTCTACGTTCTTTACTGATCGCATATCCTTTCCCCTGGCAATTACGACAAGATTTACCTTTGGGACAAGGATCTTCCATCCGTGCTATGTAAACGTTCTTATAATAGCAACAGATCTTTCGATGATAGAATACTTGCTTTTCATCTACTGTTCCCCCTTCTTCTGGCGTACCTCTTAAAGATTTTGTGAATGGTGTAATCGAACAATATACCTCATATTCAACGCTCCTTTCATTATTTCGACTTATTTCGATAGTAAATCGAAATCGAAGATTTGTTTTCATGGATGATATTTCTTATATTCGGCAGTGCCAGCTTCCCAGATTTCGAGAACAGACAAAGCCACCACACCAATACAAGAACTACAGAACCACCACGTTAGTCCTTGCATCAGTAATTCACTCATACTTTGATATCTCCTACTACAATTCTGCCTATACGATCACAAGTTCTATCTATATCAAGCGTTCTTGTTTCTTGTCCAATAGCTCGAGCTTTATAGAGATACATGTAATACCAAGCACCGAAGAGTATTGCTACTTGTTCTGGACCATATCTCTCTGATAGAAATTTCGAAATTCCTGATACTTCAGCCACAATACCAAGAGATGTCAAACCTATTCTACGAAATTCGCTATTAACTGCTTCGGCTACTTTCACTTCATTATCTTCGTCAGTCATGTTAATTCTCCTTACTTCTCTCCGGCAAGGATTGTATCGATGTTATCAATGAGATCGGTCAGAGATGTAGATGTAAGGTTAAGAGGAAAATCTCTTAGCTTATTCCTTAAAGCTACAATGTCATTCTTAATCTCAATTAACCTATCTCGTCTCTTTAAAAGATTTCGAAGATTAGCTAAATCTTCATCGAGAACAGTTATGTTAGTTCCTGATGCATAACATTCCCACTTCTTGACAACACGATCCGCAGCTTCAATAAGTTCCTTCATTTCACCATTCCCTAGTCGGCTAGAACTGTGTGTAATGTTCCATCTTGACGGAATGAAAAGATGATACGATATTTACCTCCATGTTTTTCTATGATGAGAAGGGTATGCGGTTCGCCCTTTGTAGGTCCACTGACTTCACCTTTTAGACCCGCATGATCTAGTGCTTTCATAACAGCATCAAGATCCGTCATCTTCATCCTCACATATGGCATCAAATAACTCTGAACGTTCTTCTCGATTCAAACTACGGTAATCATATTCTTTAGCTTCGATGTTTTTCCAAATTTTGAGGTAGTGTTCACATTCTGCAAGATTAATAATCGGATTTCCCTTCTTTCCAGCTTCTACCCTACCTGTGAACCTTTTGATCTGTATGGCACATAGTTTTTTGATTTGTTCAATAGGCGGGTTCATTACTTCTCCCAAGGTTTCTTATATGGATTCTTGCTGAAGATAACTTCGTTGGGAACGAGCCTTCCCAAGTTATTGGCGACTACATCGTCGTGAGACGGTAGTCTCTTTTCAAGAGGTGAATTCGGTGGTTCATCAGGAAGAGGTTCTTTGATACGTTTCAATAACCAGGAACTCACAGTTCGAAACCCGGCGTTCCAGCATGGTTGACAACATGTGTTGTTCTGTTCGTGTGTATTATCACATTCACAACTAACTGGACGAATACGCTTACTGATTACCTCAGCGTTGACCTTGGGGCACT